TGCAGGTGCTCCTCGTGAAGCAATGGGTATCCGTACACCGGGTGAGAAGACAGCATTCGAAGTTCAGCAACTGAATAATGCTGCTGGTCGTATTTTCCAAGAGAAGATTAATACTTTCGAGACAGAGCTACTAGAACCCCTTCTAAATGCAATGCTAGAGACTTCTGCGAGGAATTTAGACACTACTGATGTCATTAGAGTGCTTGATGATGATTTGGGCGTACAGAGCTTCCTGAGCATCACAAAGGCAGACATCACTGCTAACGGTGTTATACGTCCAGTAGGTGCTCGTCACTTTGCTAAGCAATCGCAAGACTTGCAGAACTTAATTGGTATTATGAACTCACCTATCGGTCAGATGATTATGCCACATACTTCTGCGGTTAACTTGACTAAGGTTGTGGAAGATGCTTCTGGTCTTGGTGCGTACAACTTGTTCCGTCCTAACGTGGCTGTGTATGAGCAGCAACAGACGCAGCAACTAATGCAGCAAGCACAAGGTGAGCTTAACGCAGACCAAGCAGCAGAAGAAGAAATGGTTAACGGAGGAATGTAATGAAGACATCATGGACTAAAGGTTTAGAGCCAGATGTTGTTGACGAACTGAGGGGTGACTTTTTATCGAGTCACCTTGTCAGGAAACGCTTAACTGAGATGTTAGAAGAGAAGATTGACGCATCAGTTAAAGGTTCACGCAACAAAGATAACTACGAATCACCTGCTTGGGCATACCTCCAAGCGGACGCTAGAGGGTATGAAAGGGCACTTTCTGAAATTATTTCACTAATTTCTTCATAATGTGCATAAGATTCTCTAAAATTCCAGTATATACTATTGTATAGTCTTTTAATAGTACACTTCTGAAGAATAATAATTATTAATAAATATTCTTATGTATATTAATAAGATTAATTAAAAAGGAAAAATAATGGCTTACTCCTTAGATTTTAGTTCTGGAGGAATTGTAAATTTCCCTGCAACTGCTTTGTTCGGAAACTGGGTCTGGGAAATTGAAGTCGAAGTACCTAATACCACTAATCAGCGTATAGTGAATTTTAATAATAATAGTTTTCGCTATCTGCGTGCTGATTCTGGTTTTTGGGAGTTGCGTAACAACCTAGCAGGTCTTCCTGATGTCGTCTCTTCAACCGCTGTTAGAGTAAATACACGTACAGTGATACGTTTAGAAGCCTCGGCCGGAGAAGTGTCTTGGTTTATAGATGGCACCCCCCAAGGAGTCGTAGGTACTCAAACTAACGACTTTATTTTAAACAACCTAAACAACAGTTCTACATTCACAGGCAAGGTTTACAGACATGTTGTGTCAGAAAACGGGACTACAACTCACGAATGGATTAAGAACTCTTTGGTTGGAAATCCTGATACAACATTCAACGATAATGTAGGTACTTCAGACGGAACTCTTTCGGGATTTCCTGATAGTAACGACCATTGGAGCTTCTTCTCTACAGGAGAAGTAGTAGAACCAGCTATCCCGATAGATTCAAGAAAAACCTTCAAAGAACTCAGGGAGTATCTGGTGACTCAGGGGTTCGATGGTTCTATGAACAAGGTAATCTATGACTGGTTGGTATCTGAAGGTTACAGCGGCCAATTCAATCAAGCTTTTTACAACTACTTAGAAACAGAAGGCTATACAGGTAGCTTATCTGAGAAACTTTTTAAGTGGAAACAATCTTAGGGCACGAGATACTGGGTATCCATCGGATTCCAAAACCGTATGTGTTAGGTTCGATTCCTAACGGGCCCGCCAATTTTAATACGCACACCAAGCCTCTTAATAATGCTCAAATCGTTTGTGTGCTTTTTCAATTTAAAGGAAAGAATATAGATGTCTGACCAGAATCTATTTGGTAAAGAAGAACAACCGCAGGAAACCCCTGCACAACAAGAACCAGCGTCTTCTGATAATGTATTTGCCGACCAGCTTGCATCAATCAAGAACGAACGCGGAGAACAGAAATATGCTTCAGTTGAAGAAGCGTTGAAAGGTTCTGCTAATGCTCAGCAATATATCACGGAGCTTAAAGGCAAGCTCTCCTCTTTTGAAGAAGAAGTGGCTAAGTATAAAGCAGAACTAGAAAAACGTGAATCAGTTGAAGATGTTGTTTCTCGACTCACTGCGAAAGAAGAACCAAAGGTTGAGGAGACCACCGATACACCAGCGTTCGATGAGCAGAGCATCAACCAACTTGTAGAACAACAGTTGACACAACGTGAAGCTGCTTCTAAGAAAGCCCAAAACGTAGAACTTGTACAGTCAACCCTGACTAAGCAATTTGGTGATAAAACTCGTGAGGTAGTACAAGCCAAGGCTAAAGAACTTGGTATTGCTCCTGAGCGAATCGGTGAAATAGCTGCTGAAAGTCCTCAAATGGCATTGGCGCTTTTCAACACAACTCAAAGTAAAAACCCCGGTAGTACATCTGCTCTAGGGTCTCAACGTGTTCCAGCGGACTACGCTCCTAAAGAAAATGAGCTAGGCCGTCCTGCCAATTCACTCCTGTCTGGTGCGACATCTAAAGAGCAAGCGGAGTATATGCGTAAGATTCAGGAACATGTATATAACAAACTTGGTGTAACACAATAAAGGAATTTTAAGAAATGCAAGTAACAACTAATACCCGTGCTTTTATTGAGAGTGAGCAGTATTCTAGCTTCATTCTTATGAACCTGCACGACGGTATGCTACCAGAAGCCATGTACCGAAACGTATCAGACTTCGGCTCAGGCGACACTCTGCATATCAAAACTGTTGGTTCTGTAACTATTCAAGAAGCCGCTGAAGATACGCCTCTTGATTACAACCCAATTGAAACTGGTGAAATCACCATGAAAATCACTGACTATGTTGGTGATGCGTGGTATGTTAACTAAGTAGCATACCTAAAACTTACGGTAAATAACTGGAACCTTGTAGTAAGGAACCAGAGAGAAGTCTTAACATTCTTTAGTACATACGGAGAGTATGATGATTGATTTTAAATACGCAGCAGGTTTTGTAGACGCTGATGGCAGCATCCAAATCCATGCTAAAAAGTTCGATAGTAAGTTTGCAATTTACCCAGTAGTATCGGTGACCCAGCTTCCTCATAGAAGCAACTTTTTACAAGATGTCTCTGAGTTCTTTGAACTATCTGTTCATAGGAACCATCGAGGCACTGATGAAGTAAGAGTTAGTGGTAAGAAAGGTACTAGGTTCTTAGAACATATCAAGAACCACCTTGTTCTAAAACAAGAACTGGCTGAGTATATTTTGAACCTTCCTCAGTTTGTAAACGAGACAGAGCTTAAAGCAATCAAGAAAGTTATTAAAAACCTTAGACGCAACAACACACCTTGCAAACACAGACCCTCTCGTAGATGGGCTGCTGGATATATTGATGGTGATGGTTGTATTTCTGCTAGTGTTACTTCAAGAGGTTCACTTGAATGCAGATTGAGCGTGACTTCTTGGGTACATGCCCAAGCAGGGCTGGTTCTTCTGAAAGAAACATTTGGTGGCTACATAGTAGAACACAAGAACACAGCTAACTGGAGAGTCTCTCTCAGCCCATCTAAGGTACAGGAGATAAAAGAGTTTTTGGGAAAACATCTTATGATTAAGAAAACCCAATTGGAACTCGCTTACGACTTTATCGGTAAAAACAAACACTCCCGGAGAATGGGGGCAACTGATGAAGACCTACGTAACTTCTGTAAGACACTCGCAACGACTAAATCCGAAAGCATCCGAAAGGATGATGTTATAGTCTGATAAGTTGAAATACTTATTGTACCGACGACCTTCGCGAAGATGGTACTGACATCCCTATGCTTATGGCACAACGTTCTGCGGAATCGACTCGTGCTATCCAAGAGCATATTGAAACTCGATTCCTAGCTACGGCTAACGAGATTCAGAACGATGGCGATGCCAACCTAGTTAACGGTTTTGCACACCGCGTAGCCTCTACTGAGACTGACAACGTGTTCTCTACCGATGGTCTTATTGCTGGCCGCCTAGCTTTCAACAAAGCTAACGTACCTGCTGAAGGCCGTGTGATGATTGTTGACCCAGTGGCAGAAGCAACTCTGTCTAAGTTGACTCAAATCACTCACGACGTTTCTCCTTTCGGTCAGAAGATTCTTGAACAAGGCATGGCCCGTGGTCAGCAGTTCATTATGCGTCTGTTCGGTTGGGACATCATCACCTCTAACCGCTTACCTACTGGTGACTTCTCTGATGGCACAACTGCTATCACTGGTGCAGTAGCTAACATCGGTATGTGTGTTCTTGATGACCAGACTAAGCCTGTTATGATGGCATGGAGACGTATGCCGAAGGTAGAGGGTGAACGTAACAAGGACCGTGCTCGTGATGAGTTCGTAACCCGTGCTCGTTTCGGTTTCGGTGGTCAACGTCAAGACACGTTATTCGTATACCTAACCTCAGCCTCTAACTACTAAGGAGAAGTATAATGGGTTATGAAACTAGTCCATTCGGCAAGGCCGATGGCTCTAACGTTACCTCTAATGTCAACAACCACTTCGGTCAACGAAAGGTTGGTGGTGAAGAAGGTATTATCAAAACTGAAGGTTCGTATAATGAATACTCAGTTAACTTCGATGGAGACGGTCCTCTAGGTTTCGTCTTCCCCGTACTAGACGGTGTTGAGGTTATCGGTGTAGATGAGACCTACTCTACTGGTGCTGTCACTGTGGCAACCATTGGTGGTGTAGACATCTCTACTGCAACTGAAGCCGCTCCAGTATCTATCGCCGATACTAACACTGGTGAGGTTGTGCTAACTGGCCCAACTGCTGGTACAGTGGTAATTCGCTTTAAGCGTCTTGCTTAATATACTAAGGGCTGGCTGGGTTTTCCAGTTGGCCCTTTTTTGTTTATGGAGTAGAATATGGCAGAGTACGCTAAAGGAGAGAAACCTCGTTACTGCTCTTCTTGTAAGGTTCGATTAGAACTGAACCAAGGGAAAGCTGGTTATTGTAAACCTTGCAAAAGTGAGTACGATAAACAGCGTAAAGAGGTTTTGAAGAAACAGTACCACGACTACTTGAGCGGTATAGGCTGTGAGGCTTGCGGAGAAAAACATCCACACTGTCTAGAAGTCCACCATCTGTTCAAAGGAGCTAAAAGGTACAAAAGAGGGAGCCAATCTGCTTGTTATAATGTAGAAGATTTAGAGATGGGAACCGCTATTGTACTATGTTCATGTTGTCATTCCATCTTTCATGGTTATTTCGGAGGAAAGAATATGAGTTTTCCAGACCAAACAAAAGAGAGCACTGTTGAAATAATCAATAACTCTCGGAGGGTATTCCAATAGCGATTCAGCATAAAGACATACCAGACGCTCAGCTTCACGAACCTAAAGGCGTAGCCAATGCTACTTCTGGCACTGTATATACAGCAGACGGCTCAGGAAGCGGAGACTGGGAGTACCCTCTCTTACAAGGACAGGGTTCAGCAGGTGCATATAAGGTTCCTGTGCTAGACGAGACTGGAACAGTTC